GGCTTGCTCGTATCGTCCTGCGTGTTCGTCGCCGTGCGGTTCACCGAGAGGTCGATGTAGCCATTGATCCCCGAGGTGAGCCGCCCCTTCGCGAGGTACTGGCCCCACTGGACGTTGTTGCCCCCGCTACCAAAGAGCGAGAGCTGCCCCGTCGGGTCGAGCGCCAGGAGCGTCGCCCAGACCGGCGCCCCCGAGGTCGGCGCGGCCCGTTCGATCACCGCGCTGTCCGTCGAGCCCGCCCGGAACCGCAGCACCCATGATCCGGCCACGGTGTTGTCCGTCATCGTGGACGGATAAGGGCCCGCGTTCAGCGAGAGCGTGAGCTGATCGTAGGGATCGGCGGGCAGCCCCGTCGAGAGCCGCCCCTTGCTCGTGCGCGCCCCCACCTGGAGCGCCGTCCCGGCAGCCTGGGAGACGAGCACCTTGTTCCCGTCCCGCGGGGTGAGCACGTTCCCGGCCTGGATCGTCCGCCAGGTAGGATCGGCGAGCCGGAGCCACTGCTGGTTGTTCGCGACGGTGCCCGCCGCCATCAGCGTCACCGACTCGTTCGGGGCGAGCGTGATAAAGGCGTTCACGCCGTCGATGAAATTGGCCCCGCTCGGCATGATCGTCGCCTGGTAGGCGGGGTTCAGATCGACGCGGGTGATCCGGTAGGTCTTCCCGGCCAGCGCGGTCGAGAACGGCGGCAGCGTGAGCTGCACGTTCCCGGCGTTCGCGTTGATGAGCGAGTCCTGGTTCGCCGTCGTGAGCAGCGCGTCGCCCGTGTAGAGCGTCTGCCCGCCCGCAAGCGAGCCGTCCGAGCTGGTCGCCGCTGCGTTGTCGAGCTGCACCCAGGCTCCGGCCATGCGCCCCTGGAAATGGCTCCCATCCCACTGCACCGTGCCGTCGGGCGGCGTCGCGGCGGCGGCGCCGAAGGCCATGGAGCCCGGGACGGTGAGCCGCCCGGCGTTGTCGAGCGTGAGGAGCACGCTGGCAGGCGTCCCGCTCGGCGCGTACCGGGTGACCGTCATCCGGTCCTGCGACACCGGGATGTTCGGGTCGAGCTGAAGCTGCCAGGAGGCGCGCGAGAGATCGTCCGGGGTGTTGTTCGGGAGCAAGTTGGCCTGGAGCGCGATCAGCCCCGGGCTCCCGAGGGGCTGCACGATCCGCCCCTTCGCGGCGGCGGAGCCGAGCGTGATCGTCGCGTTGCCCGGCATGCCCGTCGTGCCGACGATGGCGAGCTGGCGGGTCGTGTCCCGCGGCGAGAGCACCGTGCCGCTGTCCGCCCAGGCATCGAGCGGGATCCAGGCGCCGTTGTTCCCCTGGAAGCGGCCCCCGGTGTACTGGATCGTCCCGGCGGCGGAGCCGAGCGCGACACTCAGCTTGATGCCGCCCTCTACCTCAAGCCGCTCGGTCTGCGCGTTCCAGACCCAATTCGGGCCGATGGTGAACATCCCGGCGGGCTCGCTCAAATGCACGTAGCCCTGGCTCTGGTCGTGCGCGAAGATAAGCAGCCCTTGCGCGCCGGTAAAGAGCCGCAGCGAGTTGTCGTCCGCCTCGATGCCCGTCTGGCGCCCGACGGCCCCCGTGCTCGGATCCGCCCACTGGAGGCTCCGGCCACTCGCGAGCAGGATCCCCCGGTTGAAGAAATCCGTCGGCTTCAGGAAATCGTCAACGGCATCGTCATTCCAGAGCCCGCCGCCTGCGCCGCCCGTCGCCCAGACGAGCGTCGGGCCCGTCGCCACGGTGAGCACCTTGCCCGCATCGGCCTGTGTCGGAACCGGCGGCAGCCAGAGATCGCTCGCCGTCTTCGCCCGGGTGATCGTCCCGGGACCCACCGCGGGGTTCGGGTAGAACCCGACCAGATCCCCGCCTGCGGGCCCGGACGGCGAGCCACTGGTCCCGCCACCCGTCGGGGGCAGCCAGACCAGCAGCCCGGTCCCCGGATCGACCGTGAGCACCCGCCCATAGTCGGTGGGCAAGCTCGGCAGCGGTGGGATCCGTTTAATGTCGGTGGCGGTGAGCTTCGCGATGGGGAGCGTCCCGTCCAGGATCTTGAACCCGTTGACGGACGAGATCTCCGGGTCCCCGACGGCGTTCGGGCCAATCAGGGGGTTCGGGTAGCTCCCCATGAGATCGCCGCCTGCCGGGCCGGACGGCGGGAAGGTGGTCGGGGCCCCGGTCAGCTTCGCGTAGGCGAGCGAGACGATCTTCGCGTCGGTCACCGCGGCATCGGCGAGCTTCGCCGTGCCGACGGCGTTGTCGTACAGCTCGGGGGTCCCCACGCAGGGCTTCTGGAGCATCGCCTGCGTGATCGAGACCGGCCCCGGGGCGCTCGCACCTCCGGCGGCGGCGATCCCTTGCAGCTCGTACCAGTGTGCGCGGAGCCCCACCTCGCTGAACGTGCTCTCGTAGACGGCGAGGTACTGGTCGAGCGTGCGGCCCCCGACCGGCGGGAACGTGGGCGGCTGATCCGGATTCGGGAGATCCTGGAGCGTGCCGTTGCCGTTACCCACGTCCCCCCCCTCGGTCGGCTAGACCTGGAGCCCCTTGCTCGAGTGCTTGGCGGCGGCAGGCGCCGCGGCTGCCTTCTCGCCGTTCGGCTTCGGCTCCTCCACCGGCTTCGATGCCTCGTTGCCCGAGGCGTCATCGAGCGCCGTCCAGAGCGGGTCCATGCCCTTCTCGTGGAACAGCTCGCGGTACGTCCGGAGCAGCTCTGGCACCGTCGGCTTCTTCTCCGCGGGGGCGTTCACGATCTTCAGCGCCGCCTGCGCGGCGGCGTCACGATCCTGTTGCTCGGGCGGCGCTGCTGCCGCCGGGGCGGTCTCCTCGGCCATGGGTCCCTCCTACCCGGTGGTCGGCACCGGGGTTAGAAACGTCCGCACCAGCACTACCGTGCCGTCCGGCAGGACTTGGTTGACGAGCCCGACGACCTTCATGGGAACCGGGGCGGTCACAGCCGCCCCCTTGTCCTCGTAGATCGGGTTCCCGCTGCCGAGCTTGTACCGGCCCTCGCCATAGACGAGGTAGTTGGTCATCTCCATGGAGACGCCTCAGTACGGGATCGTGTTGTACGCCGCGTCGATGGTGATGTCCGAGATCTTGCTGTTCGCGTTCGACTGGAGCGCGCCCATGTTGGCGATGATCCGCATGAAGCCGTAGAAGACATCGCCCGCGGCCAGCGAGTCGTGCTTCAGGATCCCGCCGGTCTGCTCCACGAATTGGAGATCGAACAGCCCGAAGCGCTGGATCGACTCCCGGACCAGGTTGAAGATCGTGTTCTCCGGGCAGTCCACGTCCACCAGAAACTCGCGCCCGTTATACTCGAGCACCTGGAAGCCGCCGTCGAGCTTCAGGTCCACGAAGCGCTTGTTCGGGACGAGCAGCCGGAGGTACTGGTCGCGGCCCCCGTAGCTGCCGACCATGAGATTGGTCCGGCGACCCGACTGGATCTCGGGCACGTCCTGCCCCTGCTGCATGAGCGGCAGGGCGAGCGCCCGCGGGGTGCCGCTGTTCGCCAGCACCTTGGCCTTCCAGAGCGGGTTCTGGGTCCGGTTGATGTCCTGGAAGACGAGCGCGGCGGGGTTGTTCACCCCGTCGTCCACGATGGCGCCGAGCCCGAGAAACTCCGAGCCCATGGCCTTGTGGCGGACGATGGTGTCGCCGGAGACGGCGCCGGTCGGGGTCACCGCGGCGAGCGGCGAGCCCGCCCCGAGGGTGATGTTCCCGGTGGAGGCGTCAATCGCCATGATGGTGTAGCGCTTCGCGGCGTAGGGAGTGCCTGCCCCGTCGCCCGGGTCGGAGTCGCCGTTGCCGCCCCGGATGGTCGTGCCGTCCGTGCCGGAGATCACGTTCACCTGCATCCCGGCGCGGAGGTACTTGGTGGAGGTGACCGTGCCGACTCCGGCGGTCACCGCCGAGCTGAAGGCTGCCCGGACGCCCGAGCCGTCCAGGTAGGTCTGCATGTTCAGGTCCTTCAGCATCATCTCCGTGAGCGACCGCATCTTGTCGGTCAGCGTGTTCACGAAGGCGTTGACGTTGCCCTTCCCCTTCTCGATGTCGGGGCCCGCGATGTCAAAGGTGCCGTAGATGAACTTGTGGCGGACCCGGGCGGTCACGTCCACGTTCATGATCGGCTGCGGGAGCCCGACCCGGTAGCCGCGGGCACCGACCGACTGCGTGTTCACCATGCGGGCGGGAAACTCGTAGGCGTTGCCGCCGAACCGCACCTGGCTCGTGGCGAAGCGCTTGTAGAGCATGGCCGCAAGGTTCTGCTGCTGCTCCACTCCGGGGCCATAGACCGTCTTCAAGATGGTCGATAGCTCGGAGATGTTGTCGCGAATTGCTGGGACCGCCATGGGCGTCCTCCCCCCGGCGTCTGCCGGTTAGGACCCCGCGTCCCCGACGAGCCTATCCCGGTGCGCCATTCCCCCAGCCCAGGCGCGACGTGAGCAGCTCCTCGGCGATGCGCGAGGTCGCGTCATCGTTCGCCCCCGCTTTGGGCTGCTGCCCGAGCGGGGTCTGCGTGCCGCCGCCTGCGGAGGCGGGGAGACGCAGATCGTCCGTCTTGCCCTGGCGATAACCTTCCAGGCGGGCTTGAAACTCCTGTTCCCAGGGCAGGAGATACTCCGCCAGAAGGTGCGGCACGTCCTCCATCGTCGCGTCCCCCATCTCGCGGACGCGCTCGAGAACGTAGTCTTTGCAGAGTGGCAGCAGCCGATCGACGTGCCGATAGCGCCGGTCGGTGAGGATCTTCGAGATCCCCCCGTCCAGCTCACGCTCGGTGTTCTGGAGACGGATCTGCTTCTGCGTCTCCTGCTCCCGCTCCTCGACCTTCGCAATGGCGGCGTCGATGCGGTCGAGCTTCGCGAGCTTCTCGGCGATCTCCGGCGGGATGTCCAACCGGCCCCGCGCACCGGGGCGGCGGTCTGCGGGCATCCCGAGCCGGTCATAGAGCTGGTCGGCGATGTCGCCGTGCTCCATGAGTGCTGCCTGGAGCGTTTCGTAATCCCGGGCCTTGCGTTCGAGATCGGCAGCTACCCCTTGGCGCTCGCCTTTGAGCGCTTCGATCTGCTGCGCGTGGAGACTGGTCGCGTGCGCCGCTTCCCGGCGCATCCGAGCCATCTCCGATTTGAGCTGCCGGTGCTCGGCCCAGGGGACCCAGCCGGGTCCTGGCCGCGCTTTTGCAGGGTCTTCGCCTTCTGCCGGAGGCGATCCCCCCGATTCAGGTGGACCGCTATCGGATGGACCGCCTGAAGGCGGCACTCCACCCGCTTGCTCTGTCCCCGCCCCGCTAGCTGGCAGTGCAGGTGCCGCTGTGCTCTCGGTTGCCCCGCTCGGGGCATTCCCTGCGCCCTCGGTCGCCCCTGAAGAAGCGACTGCACCGTCCGCCACGGGTGACCCTCCCTGCTTCGCGCGCTCTGTTGCTCCACTCCCGACCGCGATCGGCTGCGGTCAGTCTCGCCACGCGACCACTCGGGGGGTCGGCTCCCACTCGGCTTCACCGGGCCGGAACCGGATCGTAATTCTACGCTGGCGGGGGTTGTACTCCTTCTGGCCCCGGTCCTGCAACGGGGGGAGCGCCGCCATTCATACTTTCTGCGCCCGGCTCGGCGCCGGGAGCGCCTTCCATGCCCGGCGGCGGGGGCGGCGGAGGCGGCTGCATCGCCTGCGCGGCCTGCTGCGCCTGCTGCACGACCGGATCGAGCGGCGAGCCGGGCTCGGGCTGCATCTTCGGGGTCAGCATGAGCCCCTGCTCGGCCATCGCCTGCTTGTGCGCGTCGCGGTGCGCCTCGTAGGCGGCTTGCACCTCCGGCGGCTTGGAATCGAACGCCGGGTCCTTCATCGCCAGCTCGTGCTCGGCGAGGTGGATGGCGTGATCGTCGGTGTCGTTCACGTAGGGCATCGACTCGCCGGAGTCGAAGCGGGCGTTCTCCTTGTGGGCGCGGCGCATGTCCGGCCCGAGCGCCGTCTCAAACTCCTGGAGCCCGAGCTGCTCGAGCACCTGCTGGCGCTGCTTCGGGTCCATCACGTCGATGACCTTGGCGTCCATCGCGTCGAGCATGAGCTGCGTCTTCGCCGCCTGCGAGCGCGGGACGAGCGTGCCCGGATCGACCGCGACATCGGTCTGGTTCTGGAGATCGGCCCCGAGCCAGTAGCGGACTTGCCAGTCGGACCCCGCGCCAGCTATCTTGACGGCGCGCGGCTCGCGATAGTGCGTGGCAGCGAGGAGCAGCCGCTTCCGTCCGCGCTCGGCAATCCACTGGCCCCACCGTTGCAGGCGGGGCACCGACGCTTCGTCCCCCTGCTCGCGGAGAAAGTTGAACGCCACGCCCGAGCGGGTCCCCTGCGGCAGCGCATCGGGCGAGGCGCGGAGGTCTTGTGATTGCCGGTCCATCGCCGCGACCGCTCCGTCCCGCTCCTGCTGGATCTGTGCTGGGAGTGGCTGGCCCTGTACGACTTGCGGCGTCGCCCCGACCCCGACAAAGTTGTAGAGCACGGTGGCCCCGGGCCGCATCGCCACTTGCCCGGGGGCCAGTCCCGATCCTTTCGGGGCGAGCACCCAGGGGTTCAGCAGCGTCTTCCGGTTCAGGATGATCTGCGCCATGGTGCCGTTCACCTGGCGCTGGAGCGGCACCATGTCATCGACGGGCGTGCGTCCGGTGAAGCGTCCGGGCACCTCGTCATAACGCCATTCGGTCCACGAGAGATCGCCGGTCGGGTTCCCGCGCGCATCGGTGATCGGCAGCTCGCCGCGGTAGAGCAGGACGCCCCCGGCGACACAGAGGTGCAGCCCCTTCGGGTACTTTTGCGACGGCTTCTCCTGATACTCACGATAGACGGCGCCGCCGCGGTAGAGCCCCGAGCCCCCGTAGTGCGCGGTGCCCTGCACGGACGGGCCGATCAGGGCCAGCAGCGACGACTCGTAGAAATTGGCCGCATCGACGCCCGACTCCTCGCCGACGAATGGCCCCTTGTCGGGGAAATTCTCATCGATCCAGTCGAGATCGGCGTAGCAGCACTCGCCCGCCCAGCGAGCCTTCCGGAGATCCGTCGCCTTCGGATCCCAGTGAAAGTTGAAGGGCATCCGGATCTCGGTCTCCAGCTCGCCCTGCGGGAAGGTGTCCACCTGCGGCTGCCCGTCGGCGCCCATCACGGGCTCGCCCCCGGTGAGCGTCATCTTCGGGCGCCCGTCGGCGAAGGTCGCCGGGCGGCTGCCCGTGGTGAGCGTCTGGGAGCACTGCGGGCAGAATTGGCCCACCTCGGTAAACTCCCCCGTGTAGCTGCACTGCGGGCAGACGGCGGCGGGCTCGGTCGCCTGCTGGGAGCCCGGCGGGGTCATCTGCGGCATCGCCAGGATCGGCCCGGCGCGCGGGTTCCAGTAGTCCTTCGCGATCACCGTCCCCATCAGCGAGCCGACGAGCGCCGCTTTAAAGCGCTGCTCGTCCTCGCGGCAGACGGCATCGATGTGCTCCATCATCTGCTCGGCAATGCGGGCCCCCTCGCGGTCCCCAGGCTCATTGGTGGACGGTCTGACACGGGCCTGGGGCTGGGAACGCAGCATCCGGGCCACCATCGAGGTGACGCGGGGGGCGATCTCGTTCTGCACCGGGGTCGGGAACCAGCTCGGCGCCGTCCAGCGCGAGAAGCGGCGCGTCGCCTCGGTGTATTCGATCCACTGCACCCCGGCGTACATGCAGACGTTCTCGAACATGGCCCGCTCCTGCGCCCAGCGGGCCCCTTCCCGGGACATCAGCGAGATGCGCTGCTCGACCCGGGTAATCAGCGCCTTCTCCTCGTCGGACGGCACGTAGCCCGGCTTCTGCGGTCGGGCTTCCGACTGCACGCCGGGGAGCTGGCTCGGTGTCGTCGCGGGCGGGGTCCCTGTCGTCCCCGGTCCACCCATCATGCCGCGGGTCCTCCGCGGCTACTCCCCCGGCGCAGTAGCCTCCTCCTTCGTCTCGAGATCGTAGCTCGCCTTCCCTGCGAGCTGGCGATCCAGCATCGTCATCGCCCGGTCGTAATTCTGCTTCGTGTCGAGCGTCCCATCGGGCGTGATGACGTACTCCTGCCCGTCCTCGCCCGTGATCTGAAACGGCTTCTCGAGCCCCGGCGGCGGGGAGCCGCCCGACGGGGAGGGTAACACCGGGGGCGGTGCCGTTGGCCCAGCCGAACGACTCCCCTGGTGCGCCATGAGCTGATCGACCAGCTTGCGGAGGTACGCCACCTCGCGCTCGAGCACGAGACACACCTTGCAGAGCGGCTGGCCCCGGCTCAGAGGGGCCTCCGGGCTCGCTTGGCGGTGCGCGTGAGCGGGCGGCGTCCCTGCACGAGCAGGAACGTCCGGTGCCCCTTCCCGAATTTCATGCTGTACTGGTCAATCCGGTTCGCGTAGCGGGTTTTGAGCAGCGGCGAGCCGACCGAGGCGTCCTGGGTCACGACCGGCATCTTCTGCCCCGCCATCAGCGTCGCCCCAGCCGCCGGAGCTTCTTCTCGAGCTGGTGGGGCATCGGCTTCGGCCCCACGTCTGAGGTCTGGGAGCGCACCTGCTGCATCCGGCGCGGGACGTGCTCCACCTGGCGATCTTGGCGTCCGCCGCCGCGGGCTATCCGCTGCTCGCCGACCCCAAGGTCCATCGCGCCTGGCTTCTAGCATAGCCCGCGGGGGGAATTGAACCCCCGGCGCCGACGCTACGAGGGTCGGGCTCCCCCGAGGGACGCGGGCCTACCAGGGAATCTCCGGCTCGTGGTCGAGCGCCATCTCCACGTCCTCGGGCTCCGGGAAGCCGGTGAACTGATCCACCTCGAGCGGCATGCGCGACGCGAGCCCGCCCGACGACGCCATGATCCGGTCGGCGTCGTCCCAGATCTCCTTCGCCGCGCGCCCGGCGGCGACGCCGATCCCGCGCTCGTACTGCTCGAGATAGCGCTCCACCACCTCGGGCTTCTCCTCGGGGAGCTTGAGCCTGGGCGGCGTGCCGGTGTTCTTCATCGCCGTCTCGACGTGGACCCGGAGTGCGATCATCACCGCCATGGCGCGGTCGTCGCCGCCGTCCTCGCCCGAGACCCGCTGGCGCTCCACGTACTGAAACTCCATCAGCTCGCGGAGCATCTCGACATCGGGAATCCAGATCGCGTTCTCCGTGAGCGCCCAGGCCATCGTATCGACCAGCAGGCCCTTGCTCCGCCACGTCGTCTCCCAGCCTATATAGCTCGAGAGGTTGTTTCGTACCCGATCGACCCGCTGCCACATATAGAGCCGCGGGTACATCTGCATCTTCAGCTCCTCCACGACCGCGAACCCGTGCCCGCCCGTCACCTCGGGGCAGACGATGGCCTCGGCGTAGCGGGTCCCGAGCCCGCAGAGGATCCGGGCGAAGATGACGGGGGTCTCGTGCCCGTGCCAGACGGCGACCACCTCCTCGCGCTCGCGATCAAAGACGACGGCGCAGCTCGCATCGCCGCCTTCGGTCCCGGACGCGGGATCGCCCGAGACGACGTAATCCCCGTCGGGCCGCGGGTCCTTCCAGATCTTGAGGCTCCCGCCCGTCTTCTCCACGAACGTGCCCTGCCGATTGATCTCCCCCTCCTTCGGCTTCACCACGTCCGCCTGCGCGACGGCGCGGGTGTGCAGCGCCTTCAGGCGGGCGGCGTCGAACGCCGGTCTGCCGCTCAAGAGGAAGGCTTCAGCCGCCGTCGCCGGATACTCCTGGCGGAAGCGCTCCTCGTCCCCCTGGCACTGCGTCCCGATGCACCAGCGGCGCCAGAGCACCTGCCCCTTCGTCAGCCCGTGCTCGGCGACGAGCTGCTCCTCCACCACCGAGAGATTCACCCGGACTTGCTCCCAGCCCCCGCTCGGCTCCGGGTAGCTGTACTCCGACACCCACCACCACGGCACGAAGACGGGCGTGAACCCCGACTCGCCTCCCTCGGCCCGGAGCCACTCCCGATGGAACGTGTCCCCCATGCCGTTCGCCGTGCTCTCGACAATGACGACCCCCTGGGGCCCCGGAATCACCGTCTGGAGCAAGCCCCCGAGCACCTCCTCGCCGTCGTACATGAACGCCAGCTCGGAGACGTGCGCCAGCTCGGCGGTGAGCGACCGCCACTCGCCCCGTCCGCCTGCTCGGCCCACCACGATCATGCTGTTCACCCGCACGATCCCTTCCCGGACGGCCACGCCCCCGAACCGCATCTCCTCCCGCCGATCCACCTCGAGCGCGGGACGGCACCACGGCGGCAAGCCCGCCCACATCCCCCGCACCCGCTCCATCAGCCGCTCGGCAGCCCCCCCGATGTGCGCCACCATGACCCCGATCGCATGGGGCCCCCAGCACGCCCGCGCGAGGACCCGCCCACACCCATACGTCGAGATCCCCACCTGCCGGGCCTTCAGCACGATGACTCGCCCCGGCGTCACCTCCCGGTACTGCTCCTGCAACGCCCCATGCACCGCCCGCTGCGCCCGGTTCAGCCGGAACGGCACCACGCCCCCGCCCTTCCCGACCACCGACACGCAGCCCTCGATCCACCGCTGCGCGTCCAGCCTGACTGCGCGGGCCACCTGCCCGTACTCGGCTTGACCTAGCATGGTAGCTCCTACCATGCGTGGCGTATGTCGAGAAGGGGGCCCCCGGAGCCCCAGCCGGTCACCCACGCAGATGCTATAGTCTGCGGGCAAGGCGTGCCGCGGCTGGCACGGGGCTTGCCGGGCGGAGGGTGACCGGCGGGCAGGGGGC